AACAAACATAAAACATGAAATCATTGTGTTTTTTTTCCCCCTCCCCGCCCCCCGGTATAATAAATCACCACTTTCGAGTTTTTATACAAAGGCAGGTATCGCTGAGAAACCGAAATCTTTTGATTCTCTCGTAGAGCGTTTTTTTGAAGTAGTGGACGAGATCGATCCGAAGATGATCTGTCTTGAGGTTGGAGAACCGCAAACGGATTTATTCATGGAATTCGTTAAGAATCGTTTTAAGGAAACCGTTGTTTTGGAATCTTATTATTACGGCAATAAAAGAAACAAGTGCAATATGATTTTCGCAAGCAATGTTGGGATTCCTACCGTAATAAACGAAATTCCGTTTGTTGATGAGGAAAAGTTTATCTCATTTTTATGCGCCAATATAAATTTTGAGTGCGTGGCAGACCCGTTTATGGGGCTTGGACTGGTTGCTTTTTATGCCAACAAATACGGGAAGAAGTTTGTTGGCACGGAACTGAACAAATATAGACTTGCTGTTTGTGTTGAGCGAGTAACCACGGGAGAAAGGGGCAAGATAAATTGAAGATTAAGTATGTTGTGTTATGCTCCAAAGACAATTTTCTTCGGGAAAGAAATGTCGAATACATGAAGTTGCATATTCCTGAACTTCGCGTGATTAAATGCACTCTTGATAATGTGTTTCCTGTGCATATAGCCTCACTCGCAGTGGAGGACGAGTATGACGGAATAGTCATGCTTGAGGATGATATTCAGCTTTGTAACAACTTTGTTCAGCGTTGCGAAGATGTGATTGCACAGCATCCTGACAACGTTATTTCAATGTTTGAATCTGCCTGTGCAAAAGGTGAATTACATAGCGAATATAGGGCCGGAAGCAGATTCGCTTGGAATCAGTGCAATTATTATCCGAAGAAAGTAGGCCGAATTCTTGCCGATCCGAAATGGATGGTTCCGTTTGTGGAATGGTTCTACAAAAGAAATGAGCCGTGGGGGTATCCGATAGATACATATATCGCGTATGTCCTTGGAAAAAGCAAAATCAAATACTGGATGGAGGTTCCGTTTTTGGTTCAGCATCTCGATATGAAGAGCAATTTTGCGGGACGTTCCAGTGGAAGACAAAGCAAATATTTCATAGATGATGTGGAGGGATCATGAAGCATTGTTTTATAGTCGCCAGTGTTACGGGAAGGGAACATCTGCTAAATGATTTTATTGAATCTGTAAAGACAAGTAAGTACAGAAATGATGATTTTTATCTGTACTTTCAGGAAATACCGGGAGAGAAAAGTTCCGGCGATTTCGATAAATCTTTTTTCAAGGATATTCATATTTCTCATACGAGGGATGGTGCGTGTCTTCCGAGAATGTACTGGCTTCATAATCTTGAGGAATACGATTTTTATATCATAGTGGACGATGATATGGAGTTTCTTGGAAAAGAAGACTACGACACAGCTATGGCTTTCGCAAATGAAACTGACGACTGTGGTTTGTGTTGCACAAATTGTTACAGAACCATGAGGTATTACGAAAGCGCAGTGCCTGAGAAGATTTTTAAGAAGGACAATGTGCAGTGGATTGCGGGCGGCGTTGTCATAAAAAAATCAATAAGAAATCTGCTTGTGAAAGAAATTGATTTAAAGCCGTATTCGTATGATGGTTTTTGCATAGTAACATATATTCATGGCTATACAAATTATAACTACATGGGAAGTGTTGTCCTTCATAAAGCGGGGCGCAAAAATGGGTTCGAGTATGTGAGGAAAAACAGTGGCGAGTTTGTGTCGATGTTTGAGAAATACATCGCCGATCCGTTTAAGGACAAAGGAAAACTGACACTTCCGTTTTTTGAAAGCGGTTTAACAGCAGAGGCAAGGCTTCTGCATGAAAAAAACAAGAGGTGAAACATGATAGCGAATAAATATACAATAAGAACCGGTGTCGGAGAATCAACCAAATATCTGCCGAGTTTTGATAAGGCGTTAATTGAGGCCGGAGTTGGTAATTACAATCTTGTAAGATTATCAAGCATCCTTCCGGCAAGGTGCGAATGTGTGGACGAGATTGATCTGCCTGAGGGAAGTTTACTGCCAACTGCGTATTCTACAATTTCAAGCAACAAAAAGGGTGATGTACTGGTATCCACAATTGGTGTTGGGATTCCTGCCGACCCGGATCATGTTGGCGTAATTATGGAGTATTCTGTGATTGGACAGAATCATGATGAAGCATTGAATGTTTTGCGGGGAATGATTCGTGAGGCTTTTGATGTTCGTGGATGGGAATTAGGACACATTGAAAGCATGTATTCAGAAGCTGTTGTCCTGAAAGATGGAGAAACAAAAACGACATTTGCATGTATAGCGGAGTGGTAATATATGGCAAGACCGAGAATTGATATTGATGAAAGTCAGTTCAAAAAGCTGTGCGCTATTCAGTGTACTGAAGACGAGATTGCATCGTGGTTTAAATGCTCTGTAGACACTATCGAAAGATGGTGTAAACGCGAACTGAAAATGAGTTTTGCGGAGGCATTTAAAACATGGTCCGCAGACGGCAAAATCAGTCTGAGAAGAACGCAATTTCGAATGGCCGAAACAAATTGTTCAATGGCAATTTGGCTTGGCAAGCAGTATCTTGGACAGAAGGAACAGCAGGAAATTGCTGTCTCTCGAAATGATGATGAAACCATAAAGGAAATGGAGCGGTATTTTGATAACAAAAAATCAGGCTCTTGAATTAATATGGAATAATCCAATTGAAATAGGTCACTGGGTCGGATTTAAAGACCTCACTGAACTTCATAATCAATGGCTGAAGATGTTTCTGTTTAGCGATCATGACATAACTCTTCAGGGGCATCGTGGTAGTTACAAAACTACTACTTTGTCCTTGTTTTTTGCTATTCATACTATAATCAAGCCAAATGAAACGATTATGTTCTTTCGAAAGACGGGCGTAAATGAGGTTATTCTTCAGACTGGAAACATACTGCAATCCGGGTGTATGAACGAAATTGTAAACGCAATCTATGGAAAAGACCTGAGACTGCTAAAGGCTTCAAGTTTCGCGATAGAAACCAATTTAAGAACAACTGTCAGCGGAGCGAATCAGGTAACTGGCAGAGGTGTATTCGGTTCTGTAACTGGTTTGCACGCTGACATTGTGGTAACAGATGATATCGTAAATGTGCAGGATAGAATTTCCTCTGCTGAAAGAGAACATACAAAGACAGTCTACCAGGAGTTGCAGAATATTAAAAATCGTGGTGGGCGATTTATAAACACAGGCACTCCGTGGCACAAGGAAGACTGCTTTACTTTGATGCCAAATCCTATAAAGTTCGATTGCTACAGTACAGGACTGATGTCAAAAGAAGACATAGAACATATCCGACAGCATATGTCTCCAAGCCTGTTTGCGGCGAACTATGAATTGAAGCATATTGCGGCTGAGAATATTATCTTCACAGAGCCTGTGCAGGGCGCGGATTCTGCTTTGGTGAATGGAGGAATTGCTCATCTAGACAGTGCTTTTTATGGCGAAGATTATACTGCTTTCAGCATTATGGCATATCACGATGGGAAGTATTATTTGTACGGCAGGATATGGCGAAGACATGTGGAAGACTGTTATAATACAATAATTGACTTGTATCAGAAATTCCTATGCGGTAAACTGTATACAGAGAAAAACGCTGATAAGGGCATGGTTGCGAGAGACTTGAGGAACAGAGGTGTAAGAACTGTTCCTTATGACGAAAGTACGAATAAGCATATAAAGATAGTCACATATCTGAAAGCTATATGGCCTGAGATTGTTTTCGTAGAAGGAACGGACCCGGAATATATTGAACAGATATGCGATTATACTGAGGATGCGGCGCACGATGATGCCCCGGACTCTGCGGCTTGCCTTGCCCGCTTGATGTATCCTAAAATCGAAAAGAGAAACAGGAGGTCTTAAATGCTCACGTATCAGGATTTACTGGACATTAACCCGGAAGATGAAAAGGCTTTGATGGAATTCTGTCGTAATGCCATCAGAACTCATGAATGTTCTGATCTTTACGAAACTGCGGTGTTGGCTCATGAATACGACTGTAAACAGAATAGAACGATTATCCAATATCAGAAACTGCTTTATGATGTATCCGGCAAGGTTGTGCCTGATAACTTCAGTGCAAATTACAAGATGTGCAGTGCGTTCTTTGCCCGATTTATTACACAGGAAACTCAGTATCTGCTTGGAAATGGCGTAACATGGAACAATGACGATACTGCTGACAGACTTGGAGATGATTTCGATAATCGTTTGCAGGAGATTGGTCATGAGGCATTGGTAGGTGGTGTGGCTTTCGGCTTTTGGAATTTTGATCATTTGGAGGTATTCAACCTTCGTGAATTTGTACCGCTTTATAACGAGGAGACTGGTGCATTATCCGCAGGGATCAGGTATTGGCAGATAGACCGTATGAAACCGCTGAGGGCAACTTTGTATGAACTGGATGGCTATACTGAATTCATTTGGGATAATGACGGAGCGAGAGTATTAAGGCCAAAGACTCCGTATAAAATTACAATTAGAACGAGTGAGGCCGATGGACTGGAAATTCTTGATGGTGAGAATTATCCGAGTTTCCCGATTGTACCGTTATGGGGGAATCGTCATAAGCAGTCAGAGATTGTTGGTATTCAGCAGTCGATTGATGCTTATGACCTGATCAAGAGTGGGTTC